TTTAAGGCTAACGCCCCCAAACCTTCTGCCTGACGAAATTAGTCACGCAGTCGGTAAACCCCTAAGTCCATCAAAGTTCTTAGGGGGTCGGCAACCAATTACTGGTTGACGAGTAGCCCTTTCGGACCACCTTCGTACGCACTCGCATGCGAAAGGTAACACCTGGGAGACCTATTAGCACACCGTGAGGTATGCTTTCGGTCCCCCGGAGAGCTACACCAATAAGCCATGGCTTATCCTTAGCAGCCTCGAGACGACTTGCGTCGTATATCGGGACATGCGAGAGCTCCATCCACTGCCACTTGCCATCTTTGGTAAGACGGACATGAGGACAGGAGAGGTGCTCATCTCCTAACGAGTCTATTCCAGTATCAGCCTGGCCTGGTAAGGGCCGGTAGAACCGGAATTCGATCGGCAACAGTGTCACCACCGCTGACCGCACAGGCGCAAAGAACTTTTCAGTCCTCGCGTTCCGTCGGGTTAGGTTAAGGAACTTGAACACGTTCTCGACAGTGTCGAGCGCGTGATCAAGGGTGTAGGGACGTACGTCCTCACCCCCGAACCAATCCGCCCCGCAGGACTCTCGAAAAGGCCCTCGTAAGAAGGTCTTCTCTTGATTGTTCTTGAAACCCCAGTGCCGAAGCAACCGGAGCACAGGCTCGCCATACTGCTTGCGGACGATAATATCGTCCCCATAGACCATCCAGTCTATGTGGGGCCGACCGGCCCCAACAGCATGGCAAGCTGCCGCGAACAACAGAGTCTCGAGCGGAAAACAGAAGCCGTTTCCCATACTACAGAACTTGGCATAGGGATATTCCCTTTTGTCAAGCCTGAAGTGGCGAGATCTAGTTCTGTCCAAAAGACAAAACCAGTCCTCGGGGAGAAGATAACGACAAAGCTCCGTCGATATGGAGTCAGAAGCTGACTTCAGATCTATGGTAACAAAATCGTTATCACCATCAGATGAACCCTCTCGGGCCATCTGTTGGTTACGCTCTTGGCTACGCAGATCGATACCAATCTTACCGAGCTTCTTTCGAAGCTCAAGATCGATACCTTTCTGAACGTAACCATTGAGCAACGGCTCGACAGCTATAGTCCTTTCGGTCTTGGCTGTCTTCGGTACGAAGCTTATGTTGTTATGCTGTACCACATGCATACGACGAGTAAAGACCTCAAAAGCCTTTACATAGTCGAGGCAAACGATACCATTCTCGTTACTTTCGAGCAGTTGCTCTAAGTAATGATAATTGGACATCAGCCCGCCAAATGCATGATGGATGGCTCCCGGGCTCACGGACCACGCCTCGCTGTTAAGTTTCGCGAGTATGTGGGTAGCATTTCCGTGGACACCGATTGACGCGCCTGCACCAAAGTCTGCTTTAGAGAAGACAGCACGATAACTAGGCCGGTGACCAATTACGGTCCTGATCCAGTTACGAGCCTCTCTCGCATGTTCTTTCAATACGTCCCTTTCGGGATAATATTGTAGGAACTGAAACTTTGCGTTGACTCTCTTGACCCGCTTTTCAGCGGACCAAAATGTCTTAACCGCATTGTCGCGAGGCCCCAGGTCAAGTTTATCACTTGGCCAGGGGTACTTCTTTATTAACAGACAGAACTGATTCGCAACGAAATGCGACGTTGCATCCTCATACTCCTGTGAGGATAAGGAATCAGCCGCCTTATACAACTCCAAGAAGTCCCTACGCCGCAAAGCGGCTGATAGAGGCTTCAAGAAGTCGTGGCGGTGGTGTCTCAGCAAACTAGCGAGGGTCTCGAGGTAAACCTCGAAACTCTTACTAGCGAGGTTCCCCTGCAGGAGGAGTAACGCTCTCATTCTTCGGTTCATATCGATCCTGAAGTTTGTAACGTGGCTCGAGTAGATCGAGGCCGCGGAGTGTGACAACAATCCCGCTGAAAACGGTGATTGCTGCAAGACCTGCCGCGAGCAGCTCTTTCATCAGAAGCCATGGACCCCTTACGGGGACCACGTCACTGGTTAATGAGCTGCTGCTTGAGCAGGTTCTTGAACTGGGTGGTGGCAATCCACGCCCCCATGTCCGCACACAGAGCGTCCACATCCGTGGCAGAGAAACCAACGGGGATCTGGCACTGGATGTCGACAATTGCGTCGGCAACCGGAGTCAGTGCACCCGTCAGAGACAAGGTGCGCGTCAGTTTGGCCATGGCACGACCCACTCCGGAAAACTTCTCCGAAGGCTTCGGCTGCGTACGCGCCAGAACAACCCTGTCCTTAGTGGTCAGGGTATTGCTCGGGCCAACGTATGCAACACTGTCCTTCTGGTAGGAGTCAGCGTTGTAGGTCTTGGTGTTGATGGATAGAGACAAGGTTATTTCAACCTGTAAGAAGACGCAGTATAAACTGCAAAAGCAGGGCTAGGCCCTGGACGAGCAGGTCATCTAAGTACACGGGTTCCCCCAAATACTCTGTTGACCTGTTGTGACAAGAGACTTAGAGAGTCTATACACCTTTGCACTTTGTCAAATCGGAAATCCGACTTGATTACGAGCCCAGGTGCCTCTAAGCCTTGTCGCCACTTGAGGTGATAAGTTATCGCGACGGTCCCTGTGACCCCTCGCGTTAAGTTCCACGCGCTGCTAGTCGATACAGTGGACTTGGCCGTATACGTATTCGTAACGACTTTGTCCATGACTAAACAGCTCCCAAGTGATTTCCACCCTGGACCAGCGGGAACCAAAGCACCGAGGAGATCCCCGATGTTAAGGAACCAATCAGCAACAAAAGAGTAGCTTACAAGCTCCCAAGGGAGCGTAGTAAGCCCCTTAGACGTGAACCCTAGATCATCACTGATCGTAAGTTCAATTTGGTCTAAGGTCATGGCCCGCGCCGTAACATACTCATCGACTCTTAAGAGCCAATCAGTTCGTGTTACGTCGTCGAGGCCAAAGCCATTCTCGAATCGTGAAACATGTCGTTGCACGGTGTTACGAGAAGTGCGTCTCTCAAACTTGTTGCTTAAGCTAGTCTTCTTAAGGGCCGATATGACATTGCTCATGTCCTGCACCAACGGGCGAATCCCGTAACGATATGCAAGCCAAAGGTCCGCAAGTTCTCTCTCGAGAAACCTGCGGGTACCTCCGACCCTACTAACGGCATTGCCGGCCGCTGAAAGCAGCCGGGAAAGTTTGTTAATAGGACGGTTAAGCATGTCTACGGTCTTATCAAGTTCAGCCAGAGTTTCCCAAAGATTTGAGTCACTCCGACCGCGCTTGTTAAGAACACCTGTAGAAGCCTCGACACCTATGGCATTAATGCCAGCCGCATCGAAACCGAACTGTATGACAGGGATAGACCCACTGTCACTTGTAGCAGTTGGAATCACAGCAAACAAAGCGGGACCCTCAGTAAAGAACTCGGCCTTTAAGACCGGTGCATTACAAGAGTTCGCAGCGCTGCTGATCGCCCAACCGTTACCAGTACAAGAGATCGCCTCGTCCCATCGTGACATCCAGTTGAAGAAAACTTCTCCAGCTGCTTGTCTACGTCGGAAATTTGGCGTTACCGTATCTTCCATGTACGAAGAACTGCCTTGGGGCACAGTATAGAGATTTCGGTGGAAAACCACCCCCGTCTCGCTACATGTGCTCCCGCGACGGTTCTGATACACCTGCGAGCGGCTAAAACCGCCCGCAGTCCGGATACGTGTACTCACTACAGGTTAACTCCTTAAAGTGGGTGACGGGCGCGACATGGGTTACCATGCCACACCGCGTCCGTAGATGAAGCCACCTCTCTACGAGGGACTCACCACTGAACTTGAGAAAGGCAAGCTATGAATTTAGCGCGGTTCTTACGAACCTCGCTAACTTTCATCTCACCTTCTTTCATGGCCTTAACAGCCAGCAGAAAGATCGTCCACCGAAGGTGGACGCAAGCGTACAACCGATATTCATCGATTGTAGCACCACCAGCGACTTCCATAGGCGGACGTGCCTCAGCAAGCTGAGACGCGAACGCCACGGAGTCGTTGGTGGACCAATGGACGCCGGGTTTCAATCCGGCAACATCACGCAACGCAAAATACGTCGTGTGATACCTTTGCTCCGAAAGAGCAAAGAGTTCCATTTGGTTGATGGTGAACGAAAGACTCATAGCTAAACCTCAATCAAGGTAAAGTGGAGGTCCCCCGGGATTGGG